CGAAGATCAAAGTGTCGCTGATGACGAAGATCTATCGGAGTATTCAGAATCTGTTAAAAAGCGTATCTCTAAACTTACGAACCGTTTTAGGGAAGAAGAGCGACAGCGAAAAGCTGCAATCGATTATGCAGAATCTATCAAAAAACAGAACGAAGACCTCAAAGCGAGGTTAGATAAACTTGATAACAACTACGTTGGTGAGTTTGACACACGAGTAACTGCACAAGCAGAGGCTGCAAAAGAGGCATATAAAAAAGCGTTAGAGTCTGGTGATGCAGATGCTTTGTACGATGCACAACAGAATATTTCTAGGATTGCCATGGAAGAGGCAAATCTAAAAAGATTAAAAGCAGATCGTGAAGAACAAGCAAAAAGACAAGAGACAACACAAGCTCAAGCTCAACCTCAAGCTCAACCTCAAGCTCAACCAAAACCAGACCCCAGAGCCGAGAAATGGGCACAAGAAAATGAGTGGTTTGGGCAAGATCAGACTATGACTTATGCAGCTTTTGGCATACATAAAACATTAATTGAGCAAGAAGGGTTTGACCCAAACACCGAAGAGTATTACACTGAACTGGATAATAGAATTAGATCCGAGTTCTCACATAAGTTTTCGGACAATAAAAAGTCTAATGCTCCTAGAGTTGCATCTGCTGGTAATACAGCATCAAGGTCAGGAGCAAAGAAGAGTAGGACAGTCAAGCTGACTCCATCGCAGATTGCGATAGCAAAAAGATTGGGTGTTCCTTTAGAAGAATATGCAAAGCATGTGAAGGAGTAAGAATATGGCTACTACAAACAGAATTTCACGAGAGACCACAAGTCGTGCAAATACCTCAAGGAGAAAACCTTGGCAACCTCCAGCAAAATTGGATGCTCCCCCAGCTCCAGATGGATACGAACATAGATGGATCAGAACTGCCATTCGTGGTGAGGATGATAAATCAAATGTTTTTTCCAGAATGAGAGAGGGATGGGAACCAGTCAAAGCCGAAGAATACGGTGATGTGGCTGCAAAATATCCAGTTATTGAAGAGGGTAAAAACAAAGGAATTATTGGTGTCGGTGGTTTAATGTTGGCACGAATACCCACAGAAACGGTGCAAGAGAGAACTGAATATTTTCGGGAGCAGACCCGCAATCAAATGACAGCCGTGGATGAAAACTTGATGAGGGAACAACATCCCTCAATGCCTATCCATAAACCAGATAGGCAAAGTCGTGTAACTTTCGGTAAAGGAAACAAAGTTTCTGATACCGAGTAACTTTAGAAGGAGCAATAGATGGCTAATATAAATGTAGCTTTCGGATTTAAGCCAGTTGGAAAACATGGTTCAAGTCCAGCGACTCAAGGTACGAGTCAATACTTTATTGCTAGTAATGCTTCCGCGATCTTTCAAGGTTCACCAGTCAAAGCCGAACTAACTGGCGGAACTATTCAGATCGGATCTGCAACTGGTAACGGAGACCAATTACTTGGTGTCTTTGCTGGATGTGAGTATGTGGATGCAACTACTGGCAAGTTAAAGTTTAGTAATACCTGGCCTGGTTCTGGTTCAGCTAATACTAACTTTGATATCAAAGGGTTTGTGTATGACGATCCATCACAGAGATTTATCATCTGTTCTGATGGAACTAACACTGACAGAGCAACTGCAAAAGCAGATATCTTCAAGACTGCTGATTTAGCAGGTGGAACTGGTGGTAACACTACTACTGGTATTTCTACTGCTAAGTTAGATATATCAACAGCAGAAGATACAGATACATCAAACTGTGTGATGATTTTAGGCATCCACGAAGATGTAACTAATGCTGACCACAGTGCTGCTGGTGTTTCATACATAGTGAAAATCAACAACCATGCGTTAAATTCTTCGGATGCTGACGCTACTGCATCTTAAGGAGGGTCTAGTATGGCTATTTCAAGAGCACAACTCGCCAAAGAGTTAGAGCCTGGCTTAAACGCTCTCTTTGGTATGGAGTATAATAGGTATGAAGGTCAACATGCAGAGATCTATGACACAGAGGCTTCAGACAGAGCCTTTGAAGAAGAGGTCATGTTGAGTGGTTTCGGAGCAGCGCCTACTAAGCAAGAAGGTTCTGGTGTCACATTTGATGATGCAAACGAGGCTTACACTTCAAGGTATAACCATGAAACTGTCGCAATGGCGTTTTCAATAACAGAAGAAGCTGTAGAAGATAATCTCTACGATAAGCTATCTGCTCGTTATACGAGAGCACTTGCCAGATCTATGGCTCATACTAAGCAAGTGAAAGCAGCGAATGTATTAAATAATGCGTTTACAGCTGGAGCAACTGCTGGTGGTGATGGTGTAGCTTTATTAGCAACTGACCACCCATTAACAAATGGTGGAACTTTTGCTAACGAGCCAACTGTCGCAGCCGATCTTAACGAAACATCTTTAGAAGATGCTTTAATTAAGATTGCAGGCTTTGTGGATGAAAGAGGATTAATTATCGCTCTAAGAGGTATGAAGTTAATCATTCCTAGACAATTACAATTTGTCGCAGAGAGATTATTAAACTCAAATCTAAGACCTGGAACAGCAGATAATGATGCCAATGCTATAAGGAACATGGGAATGTTACCTCAAGGCTACGTCATCAACGATTATCTAACTGATACAGATGCGTTCTTCATTAAGACTGACGCACCTAATGGTCTTAAGCACTTCGAAAGGATGCCAATGGCAACTGCTATGGATCCAGATTTCGACACAGGTAACATGAGATATAAGGCTAGAGAGAGATATTCCTTTGGTTTTTCAGATCCTCGTTGTCTGTTTGGTTCACCTGGAGCGTAATAAAAAATTACGTTTTAAGAGGGCGACTATTTGCAGTCGCCCTTTTTTTATGTATAATGAAGATAACCTTGACGAAGAATTAACTTCGACAACAGCCAAGACAAGGAGATATACATGGCTAATACAACATTCTCAGGTCCTATACGATCTGAAAGCACTATTAAAACAATCAGTAAAGATGCAACTAGTGGGGCCATTACAGAGGTAACAACTCTTGGTGGAGCACCAGTTAGCCTATCTGATGGTGACGTAACTCTTACAAATGCTACTCATAGTGGTAGAGTTTTACTTGTACCAGATGGATCACAAGACAATACATACACATTACCAGCACCTATAGCTGGATCAATGTTTAGATTTGTTTATGCGGGTGGAGCAGCAGATGCAACAGATGCTCTTATAATCACACCAGGCAACACAAACTTTTATATTGGTGGGATTACTCATTTAGATACAAATGCAGATAACGTAACTGTATTTTCAAATGGTAGCTCAAATAGTAGTGTGCAGTTAAATGTGCCACAAGCATTTGATATTACGATTATGGGACTAAATACAACTAATTATCAAATTTTTGGTACTGTCACATCAACTACAGTTCCTGCTTTTGCTGACCAATAATAGGAGATATAAATGGCTGGAACAAGATCTGACGTAAAAGCCTTTAATGTAAACCAAGGAGATGCTGCTGCTTTGATAGGACCTGCAAGGTCAAGAATAAGACAGATAGTTATCTTTGCAGATGCAGCGGGTGCTTTGACCATAACAGATGGTAATGGTGGAGCCACATTGATAGCACAAAGTTATCCAACTGGATTACATACTCTCAATATTCCAGACAATGGTATATTGGCAGAGAGTGGTGCATATCTATCTGCATTTACTGGTAGTAGCAATAAGTTAACTATATTCTTATCGTAATGGCTAGAAAAGCAGATAAACAACCGCCTAAAACTAAAAAGTATTTCCGCTCCACTAAGTCTGGAGCGGGAATGACAAAGGCGGGTGTTGCTCGTTATAGAAGAGAGAACCCAGGCAGTAAGTTAAAAACTGCTGTCACTGGTAAAGTTAAACCTGGGAGTAAGGCAGCCAACAGACGTAAATCATTCTGTGCCAGAAGTGCTGGTCAGATGAAAAAGTTTCCGAAGGCAGCTAAAAACCCTAATAGCCGTTTGAGGCAGGCAAGAAGAAGATGGAAGTGTTAACTTTGAAGAATATTATTAGTGGTGTCATAGGTGCTGTAACTGCCTCTTTCTTTCTTTGGACTACTTCTACGCTTGTAGAAGTTGACAAAAGAACTGCAATCACGGAAGTTAAAGTAAAAGAAAACAACGAGATGATAAAAGTCTTGTGGACAGAATTTATAAAAAGGAAAGATGATGGCGATCTCGCGGGGTTCAATGTCAAAACAAATTTCCAAACCTGGTGGTAAGAAGTGGAGTGCCAAGAGGAAAAGAAAAATCGATTGCTCACGACCTAGAGGATTTTCTGAGAGAGCACATTGTGCCTCTAAAAAAAGGAGAAGTAGTAAAAGGTAGTCCAGTTAAATACTGTGTGTACTGTAAACATAAAAGATGGTCATGTATTTGTAATAAAAAGAGGAGAACGTAATGCCAAAAGACGCATGTTATCACAAAGTAAAAGCTAGATATAAAGTATTTCCGTCAGCGTATGCTTCAGGTGCTATCGCAAAATGTAGAAAAGTTGGTGCTGCAAACTACGGAACTGGTGGTAAAAAGAAAAAGAAAAAAGATGGTGGTTTGATGGAGGCTATCAAGAGAGTTGACAGACAACAGTCCATGAAAGCCAAAGAAGGTAAAGTTGTAAGAATGACCAAACGTAAGTCAAACAATCCTAATGTAGCACGAGGTTGTGGTGCTATCATGTCAAGTAGAAGAAAAAAGACAAAGTACGCATAATGGCAGTTAGAAAAACAAAAGCTGGTTTAGCACTCAAGAGATGGTTCAAAGAGGATTGGAAAGACCAAAAAACTGGTAAACCTTGTGGTCGTCAAAAGGGTGAAAAAAGAGGCACACCTTATTGCAGACCGACAAAACGTATATCTAGCAAAACACCAAAAACAGCTTCAGAGATGACAGCAAAAGAAAAACGTAGTAGGATTAATCAAAAGAATCGGTTGGGACAACCAGCTGGTAAACCAAGAAGAGTGAAGTCATTAACTAGAAAAAGGAGAAAATAATGCCTAAAAAACCAAGTGGTTTGACACCACGACAAAAAATGGAACTTAAAAAAGGTAAAGGTAAAAAAGGCATCACCTTAAAAGGAGATGCTGGTGTTAAAAAATTAATGGGTGGTGGCACTGCTAGAAGACCAATGATGGCTAAATCTGGTAAGTCAGTCGCAATCAAAGGTTTGACACCTGCACAAAAGCGTAATCTAAAAGCAGGTAAAGGTAAAAAAGGCATTACCTTAAAAGGAGATGCTGGTGTCAAGAAGTTGAGAAGAGGTGGTAAAGTCTAGTGGCAACTTCAAGCTCAAGAGATTTTGATTTAGATGTAGGAGAACTTATCGAAGAGGCATACGAAAGATGTGGCTTGGAGATGAGGACTGGATACGATGCTAAAACTGCTAGACGTTCTTTGAATCTTATGTTTGCAGACTGGGCAAACAGAGGACTTAATTTATGGACAGTAAAACAAGCGACTGTATCTGTTAGTTCTGGAACTGCTTCTTATACTCTTTTAGATGCCACAGTCGTAGATTTACTAGAAGTTGTACTACGAAACAGCAGTGGCACAGACTTCACTCTCACACAAATGAGCCGTAGTGAATATCTTAGAATACCTAATAAAACAAGCACTGGACAACCAAGTCAGTATTTCTTTGACAGACAAGTCACACCAACAATTACATTGTGGTCTACTCCAGATGCTTCTTATACTTTGGTGTTTTATTATGTAAGACGAATAGAGGATGCAGATGCTTTGGTTAATACAACTGACGCACCTTTTAGATTCTTACCTTGTATGGCAGCAGGACTTGCTTATTACATAGCTATAAAAAAAGCACCTGATAGAATACAAATACTCAAAGCTATCTATGAAGAAGAGTTTCAAAGAGCCGCGGCAGAAGATGCGAGTAGCACACCATTAAAATTGACACCTAATATTTCATACTTGAGGTACTAATGGCTAGGTACGCAAGTGGTAAAAAGGCATACGGATATTCAGATCGGTCTGGCTTTCGCTATCGTTTGCGTGAAATGAGAAAAGAATGGAATGGATTAAAGGTAGGTCCAGATGAGTATGAAGCTAAACATCCACAGTTAGAGCCTAATTATCCAGGCCCAGACCCCACAGCATTGTATGAACCAAGACCAGACTCAAGAACAGAAGTGTCTGTAGAAAACTTATTAGGACTAAATCCGTTTTTATCCACAGCTAGTAGTGCGTCTATCACAGTTATAGAACCATCACATGGTAGATCAACAAGTGATACTGTTAGATTCAGAGATGCAATAGGATTTGATGGGTTTACAGCAACTGTTTTGAATAATTCATCTGGTTATGCTATAACCAAAGTAGATGATAATACATATACATTTACAGCAAGTAGTGGTACTGCTACAACTGGAGGAATAAGAGGTGGTGGAGGATCTGTCACTGCTGGACCTGTAACATTGGGGACATAAATGAGTTTTACAAAAGCGACATTAACAACAGCAATACAAGATTATACTGATAATTCAGAAACAACTTTTGTAAACAACATACCTAACTTTGTAAAAGCTGCCGAAGAAAAGATACTAAAAAGCGTAGATCTAGATTATTTTAGAAAAAATGTAACAAGTGCGTTAACAGCATCAGACGCTTTTCTAACAGTGCCAACTGATTATCTAGCATCATTTTCTTTACAGATAACAACATCTGGATCTGAAAGTTTTTTACTACAGAAAGATGTAAATTTTTTAAGAGAATACACACCAGCTTCAACAACAACTGGACTACCAAAATATTATGCTAGGTTTGATGAGGATAATTTTATTCTAGCACCTACACCAAATAGTAATTATACAGTGCAATTAAATTATTTTTACAGACCAGCAAGTTTAACGGCTGGTTCTGATAGTGGTACAACATGGGTTAGCACTAACGCACCTTTTGCTTTACTTTACGGATCTCTTGTAGAGGCTTATACTTTTATGAAAGGTGAGCCAGATGTGATACAAAACTATAACGGACTGTTCACACAATACTTAGAAAGAGTAAAAGATCTTGGAGAGGCAAGAGAAAACACAGATGGTTATAGAGTTGGTCTGCCATCGAGACCGAGAACATAGGAGTAGAAAATGGCAACAGCAAATGCAGCAACCAATTATCTAGAGAGAAGATTATTACATTTTATATTTAAAAATAACTCTCTTAGTTTTTCATCGCCTGGTGATAGTATTTATGTAGGACTTGCAACGGCAGTAAGTGCAGCAGAAACTGGTTCCTTAACAGAGGCAACCTTTACTAACTATGCAAGACAACAAGTTACTGCGGCGAACTGGACTACAATAGGTGCAGACTCAACAGACACACAAACAGCAGTCAATGCAGCTAATATTGAGTTTCCAGCATCTGGTGGCACGAACAATACTATCACACATGTATTTCTTGCAGACGCAGCCAGTAGTGGTAACATATTATTTGTTGGTGCATTAGATGCAAGTAAGGCAATAGCGAGTGGTGATATTTTTAGAATTAATGCAGGTAACTTAACAATAGAGCTTAAATAATGGCATTAGTATTAAACGACAGAGTAAAAGAAACCACAACTACAACTGGTACTGGCACACTTACATTAGCTGGTG